ACGGTAGATGATACAGCGTACTAGCCAGTATCAGGTCACTTGGCCCAAAGACACCCACTGGCGCAGGGCAACTTGCGCAGAGGTGGATTGCCCTCGTTATCTGCTGGGATGGACGACAACCGTTGAGGCTAACAGTCCTCAATACGATTTTGTTAGGGCCGACAAGGAACGACATTACAGGGCCGAGGTCATGGGGGACGGGTTAATCACCCTGCACTATCCAGCAGGGCAGAGGTGCTTTGGTTCTAATCACTGGACGAAGTTGGAACGGGGGCCGTGGTTAACCAAAGACCTGCCAGGGCTAGAGGCAGGTCGGGTGGAGCATAACGCTATGGAGTCAGAGCGTTGGATGGATGAGTTTAATACAGCCGCAGAACAGGCAGGAAAGTGAGGTAAGACATGGCGAAGGAAGCACCCACGGTCAGCGTGGCAATTGATGATAGCGGAGGCTCGGCCCGAACTATCAGCAATGACATCACGGGGTTAAGCTGGTCAATTCCCAGAGGCACCCAGGATGTGACGGGCGTGGATAAGGCGGCGATAGAACGCCTCCTGTTGCTGGCAGATTTGTCGGCAACGTTCGATGGGGTCTTTAATGATGCGTCCAATATGTCGCATGATGTGTTCAAGACCGTGGGAAGTGCCTCGGTAGCGAGGACGGTCACTCTGGTGATGAGCGGTCAGACCCTAGCCAGTGAGCAGTTGCTCACCGACTATCCACTGACCAGGGCATCGAGCGGTGAATTGACATTCTCTGTCCCAGGCGTACTGCAAAGCGGTACAGCCCCCACTTGGGCATAGTATCAGGGTGTGACCCTAGCATCCGCATTTGTACAATTGTGTAAGAAGGCAGAGGAGGGAATATGGTAGCCACTACGCAGAAAGCAACGAGAGGTTACAGGGTTCCCAGGCGCACGGCCCGTCTGATATTTGAGGACACGGCCTATGAGGGGGCCGAGGTGGTTGTGCGTTTGGATGTACCTGTTGCCCTATTCATGGAGATACAAGACCTGATAGCCGACGATAAACAATTCCAGGTCTTCCAGGTATTCGGCGAGTCGGTGCTGGAGGGCTGGAACCTGGAGGATGATGACGGCAACGCTATTGCTGCAACGGGCCAGGGGATGATAGCGATACCGATAGACCTCGCAAATGTCATCCTCCAGCAATGGGTAGATGCTGCCATAAAGCCGCCAGACCCTTTAGGCGGGAGGTCGAACGGTGGCTCCATGTAGGGGGAGGCACGGACAGGGACGGCAACGTCATTGGGATGCCGTGGCCCCTCACCCGTGCCAGGATGATTGATGCCTTGTGCCAGAGATATAGCTGCCTGCCGTCCCAACTGTTAGCAGAGGATGCTGACCTTATATTCGGCATACAGAGCATCCTGGCGTTGGCAAGCGATGATGCTCCAAGCAATAAGACACAAGACATGGAAGAACAATTAGCGAACTTGTCTAGGTTGCAACATGGCTAATGAAGTAGTTATCAGAGTCAACGCAGATGTAGCAAAGGCCAAGGCTGGTCTTGCTGGCATTGCTGACAAAATGAAGTCGGTGGGTCGAGCCGCCACCGTTGCGGGTGGACTCATCACTGGTCTGGGCGTTGCGAGCATTACCCAGTTCGCCAAGATGGGCGACGAAGTCCAGAAGATGGCATTGCGCACAGGGTTCTCCACCGAGGCGTTATCCGAACTGCGTGTTGCAGCCGAGTTGTCTGGCTCCTCCTTAAAGGGTATGGAGACAGGCATCCGACGTATGTCCAAGGTCATTGTCGATGCGAAGGACGGGCTGGGAGAGAGCGTGGACGCACTGGACAGGATGGGTGTGAGCGTCGACGACCTGATGGGTAAAAGCCCAGAGGAGCAGTTTGAAATCCTGACTATGGCCCTGGCTGATATGGCAGACAAAACAGACCAGGTCGCAACAGCCCAGGAGGTGTTCGGCAGGGCCGGGACAGCCCTGTTGCCGATGCTGGCAGGGGGAGCCGCAGGGCTGGAGGAGATGAAACAGAAGGCCCATGAGATGGGGGTGGTCTTTGACCAGGAGGCCGCAGACAAGGCGGCACGGCTCAGTGATTCCTTTACCACCCTCAAGGGCAGTCTCCAGGGCGTGATGCTGGCTATCGCAGAGCAGCTTGCACCAGTGATAACAGATTTCGCGGAGAAGGCCACCACGGTTATCAGCAAGGTCAGCGCATGGACAGATGCCAATCCTGGGCTGACCCAGGTCATCGTCCTGGTATCCGCAGCCGTCGGTGGGTTCCTGCTGGTGCTGGGGCCATTGCTGGTGATGCTACCTGGGCTGATTGCGCTCGCCCCTATGGTGGGCGCAGCTTTCCACGCCATGCTGGGGCCGTTTGGCCTCATCACCTTGGCGATTACGGGATTGATTGCTCTGGTGGCTGGGTTGGTCGTTGCGTGGAAAAGGGACTTCGGGGGTATCAGGGACATCACCGCCAAGATTCTGCAAACCCTATTGGACGGGTTCATATCTTTTATGCGGCAGTTCGCTGCGCCTATGGATTTGCTTATCAATACATTCAACGAGATAACGAATAGGTCTATCCCGTCCTTGAGTGATGCCTTAGACAGGCTGGACGCAGTGGTCATAGACTTTGGGGAGGCCAGCAAGGATGCGGCAAAGGTGGTAACGACTGCGTGGGGAGGCCACATGGTACAGGACGTGGAAGCCGTGGGCGATGCAGTTGAGGAGACGGCAGACAAGGTGACCGATGTACTCATCCCTTCTCTAGAAGCACTGAGATATAAATATCGTGAGCAGACCCTAGCATCAGACATGAGTAGGATGGCGCAGGGTATGGTGGGTAGTGGCAATGGTGGTCGTCCTGGTGGTGGGGGCGTTGGTGGTGGTATTTCATTTCATGAGGAGAGTGAAAAGTTGCGAGCGGCTTTCGCACTTATGCAAGCACACGCAAAAGACCCGACCATTGACCTAGCGGCAGGACTCAGCGAACTCACACCAGTGGTAGTGCAGTTGGGTGATATTAGCGATACATATCTTGGCGGTAGCGCAGCAGCGCAAGAGGCGATTGGTGGGGAGTTTTAGACTATGGCGTGGACTTTACAGCTACTCAACGATGACACGGCCATAGACCTCAACGACGGGACTATCTACTCGGCACGTTCCCCGTTCCTGGCTCCTGTGCCAACCAGCAGGACAGCCGTGGGAGGACGCAACCTTAACAGGCATGGTGCTGATATAACCCAACGGGCCTATAACAACCGCACGGTGACAGCCACCGTGCTCATCGGTGGAACCTCCCAAGACAACCTAATCGCCAACATCAACGCTATTCACAGCCTGCTTGAACGTGGGGCCGAGTTCACCACTACGGGCCTTGGCTCCCAGCTTATTCTCAGGCGTAAGTGGGAGGGGGCGACCAATCAGGTGGACTTCCATGTCCTAACGGGGAGCCTAGCCATAGGCGATGAGTTCTCCCCAGCCCATACGGTCAACATCAAGATTGCTACGGCTACGCTAACCCTGCTCTGTAAGCCGTTCGGCTTTGGCGCAGAGGAAACGATAGAGAACTATGTAGCCGACCCAGGGTTCGAGGTGGCAGGGACGGCCCTGGCAGATTGGACATCAAACCATACAGGGTCGGGAACCAGTGCCAGGGACACATCGGTCAAGAAGGATGGCTCTGCCAGCCTCAAGCTGGTGATGACATCCTCATCCTCTGGGCAGGTCATCGAGCGTGTCCAAAGGCTCCTCGATGTAGATGCTACTGAGGTCTGGTCGTTCCAGTGCTGGGTACGGGTGGACGCTCTATCGAACTGCAAGGTTGTGATGGAACTGGACTATGACTCAGGAACCGATACAGAACATTCCACGACGACGGTCAACGCCTCTGAGTTCGTGAAGCTGACTGCCAATAATCAGACCGCACCTGGAGGTGCAGGGTATGTAGACCTAAGAATACGCCTAGAAGCCACCGACGCATCTGCCACAGGCATAGTCTATATTGATAATGTGATAGCGGTACAAGCCGCAGCCGTTCCTGTGGCATGGGCCAGCAGTCGGAGCATTACCAACCACCTCGCAGACGATTCCCAGGCTACGACGAACTACATAGACA